TGTGAAATGATTGGTTGTCAGGCTTTTGTCTCGTCCGCAGAAATGTTTTGTCTCCAACATGGTGGGGTAACAGAAAAGTCCCCTACAACTTCAGAGCATGAAGCAATGCATCTGAAGTATCCCAAATACTACAAAGATGTCAGTACATTGCAGCATATTGACGTATACGCAGTGCATCGTCTATTTGCTATTGATGACCCCTCTGGCGCTCTACAACATGCATCCAAAAAGCTATTGCTGTCTGGGGTACGTACAGGGAATAAGTCCAAGTACAAAGACATCAAGGAAGCCAGAGATACTCTTAACCGTTGGTTAGAGATGAACCCAGAATAACCATGCAACACTAGACAGTACATGCATGGGTACGAAATACCCAAGCCAACTCACTTACTGAAGCCAGCGACAAAGCAATCCAAATGCATCCGGTATTAGGATGTATCCCTTCCCAAGTCTCTATGGCTTGGCCTATTTATCCACAACCGTAGGACACCACTATGCGCTATACCAACGCATCCAACATTCCTCCTGCAGTAGCTGTCTTTCTTGCTACTGATAACTACGACTATGATCCCAACACCATCTCTGCTACAGCACTGTTGAAACCGATCAGACAGTTGATCTTGTCCAAGCGAGTACCCCCAGAGCAAGCAGTAGTAGATATTGCAGCAATGGTTAAGTCACGAATCGGCAGTGCTATCCATGATGCCATTGAACACGCATGGGTCAATAATCACAAGAAAGCATTTAAATCTCTTGGCTACAATGATGCGTTTATTGACCGTATTGTAGTAAATCCTAATGAGATTCTGCCTAATGAAATTCCAGTCTATCTGGAACAACGTCTGTACAAAAAGTTAGGTGGTTACACCATTGGAGGTAAGTTTGACATTGTTCTGGATGGTCAAGTACAAGACTACAAGTCTACCGGAGTCTTTACCCTGATCAACGGGGTAAAAGATGATGACTACATCATGCAAGGTAGTATCTATCGTTGGCTTGATCCTGAATTGATCACCAAGGAAACCATGCAGATCAATTTCATCTTGATGGATTGGTCTAGTGCTCGTGCATTGAATGATCCTTCCTACCCGCAGTCTCCATGTCCTGAAAAGACTTTTCCTCTGAAAAGTGTTGAAGAAACAGAGATGTTCATTCAACACAAATTGAAGCAAATCGAGATTTACAAGGATGCCCCGGAAGAGGATATTCCTCTTTGCACTGACAAGGAACTCTGGCGCAGTGAACCAGAGTACAAGTACTACAAGGACAAGACCAAGATGCTCCGTGCAACCAAGAACTTCTCCTCCTATGAAGAAGCCATGCAGCGTTACGTTGCAGATGGAAGTGTTGGTGTTGTTGTCACCAAACCGGGGCAAGTAACAGCATGCAAATACTGTGCAGCATTCGCTGTATGCAAACAGAAAGACGCCTTGATTGATGCAGGCGAATTGATCCTTTAACCCTCAGGTGAGTTACATGAAGACCTTTGAAGAAATGGCCTACCATCCCAAGTCTGAAGAACTTGTGGAAGTCTTGTGCAACAAGACTCAGAACAGTAATCCCCTGTTTTTCCGGGTACTGGTGGGCTACTACTTTGGGGTGGTGGCTTCAATGATGCGAGCAGCTATTGCAACCCATGACCGGGGAGATATCCCGGTCAACATCTACGCACTGAATCTCAGTACGTCAGGGTCAGGCAAGGGCTTCTCTACCAATATCATTGAAAATGAGGTCATACACCTCTTCCGGCAGCGTTTCCTTGAGGAAACCTTCCCTCAATTGGCTGAGATGAATCTTCCAAAACTTGCTCTTAAACGGGCTAACAGGAAGTCTACAGACCCTGATGAAGAACTGGTTCGGGTACAGAAAGAGTTTGATGCTGCAGGTCATATGGTCTTCAGTTTCGACTCAGGTACCCCGGCTGCTGTTAAGCAGATGCGTCACAAGCTTCTGATGGCAGATGCCGGTTCAGTCAATCTTCAGATTGATGAAATTGGCTCAAACCTTGTAGGTAACGTAGATGTCCTGAACACCTTCCTTGAGTTGTATGACATTGGTTTGATCAAACAGAAGTTGACCAAGAACACCAACGAAAATACACGGGGAGAAGAGATCATTGGACGTACACCTACCAATATGCTCTTGTTCGGTACTCCGAGCAAACTCTTGAATGGTGGCAAGACAGAAGAAGAACTCTACTCCATGCTGGAGACTGGCTATGCTCGTCGTTGCTTGTTTGGATATAGCCGAGCAAGCAATAAAGCTCTTACTCTTTCCCCAGAGCAGGTCTATGACATGCTCACCAACAAAGCCAGTAATACGGTGCTCCAGTCTTTGGCAGATAGACTGGAACTGTTGGCAGACATGAGCAATGTCAACAAGCGCATCATGATGTCCAAGGACACCAGTCTTCTGTTGATTGAGTACCGTCTGAAGTGTGAAAAGGAAGCCAATGCACTTCCAGAACATGAGGAAATCAAGAAAGCTGAAATCAGCCACCGTTACTTCAAGGCACTGAAGTTGGCGGGTGCATATGCTTTTGTGGATAACTCTCCTGAGTTGACCGAAGACCACCTCTACAATGCCATCAAACTTACGGAGGAATCAGGCAGGGCATTTAACCAATTGCTTACTCGTGACCGTAACTACGTGAAGCTGGCAAAGTACATTGCCACTGTACGTCGTGATGTAACCCAAGCTGATCTTGTAGAAGACCTCCCCTTTTATCGTGGAGCAGCAGCACAGAAGACAGAAATGCTTTCGTTGGCTACTGCATGGGGCTACAAGAACAATATCATCATCAAGAAGTCTTTCAGTGATGGTATTGAGTTCCTGCGAGGAGAAGCACTTCAGGAAACCAATCTGACTAAACTTACTGTGGCTTACAGCGGTGACATCACTGAAGGCTACCGTAATGAGTACGCTCCTTGGGATAAGTTGCATATTCTTACCCAGAAAGACGGTCTACACTGGGTAGCGCATCATCTGACAGATGGTTATCGTAATGAGGAAAACTGTATTCCTGGATTCAATCTAGTAGTGATTGATGTGGATGGTGGAGTAAATCTCAGCACAGTTCGTTTGCTGATGAAGAACTACACTTACCTGTTATACACCACCAAACGTCATACAGATGAGGAACACCGTTTCCGTTTGGTACTCCCCATCAATTACACCCTATCCTTGGATGCCAAAGAGTACAAGGAACTCATGAATAACATTTATGAGTGGCTTCCCTTTGCGGTAGATACCCAGACTAACCAACGTTCTCGTAAGTGGCTGGCACACAATGGTCACTATGAATACAACGATGGTGATGTGCTGGATGTCCTGCCTTTCATCCCCAAAACCAGCAAGAATGAGGAACGTAAGATTCTGATGGAATCTCAACAAGCCATGGACAACCTTGAGCGTTGGGTGATGAATAACATTGGGGATGGCAATCGCAATAACATGTTACTGCGGTATGCAATGGTACTGGTAGATGCTGGTTTTGGTTTCGATGATATCAATTCCAAGGTAAAAGCCTTGAATGAGAAGATCGTAGACAAACTGGATGAGACTGAGATCATGGGAACAATCATGGTCACAGTAGCTAAGGCCATATCCAAACGCTGAATAATTAAGGGCGTCTCCGACGCTCTCTCGATTTGTTAAGGAGTCACCAATGACAACGTTTAATGACAATCTTGTATTGATTGTAGGTAAGTCCTCTAACGGTAAAACCACTTCCCTTATGGAGTTGGAGAATCCTGAAGGAGTAATGTACCTCAATTGTGAATCGGGTAAGAAACTTACCTTTCCTGCCAAGTTCATGAAAGGAAAGGATGGTAAAGCTGGATTGGTAATTACTGATCCACATCAGATCATGGAAGCATTTGAAGCTGCTGAAACCATGCCACATATCCATACTATCGTGATTGATACTCTGACATACCTGCTAGATATGTATGAGTCTTTGTATGTGTTGAACTCAACCAACACAATGAAAGCATGGGGAGACTTTGCACAGTACTTTAAGAACCTAATGCAACAGTACGTTGCTAAATCCACCAAGAATGTGGTGTTCTTAGCACATACCGTGGAAACCATGAACGATAGTGAAATGATTCTTGAGACTAAAGTGCCAGTAAAAGGCTCTCTCAAGAATAATGGAATTGAATCGTTTTTTAGTGTTGTAATTGCTGCAAAACGTGTGTCTTTGAAAACAATCAAAGACTACAAGAATGATCTCTTGAAGATTACTCCACACGAAGAAAAACTTGGCTATAAGTATGTCTATCAAACCCAAGTCACCAAAGAAACTGTGCACGAACGTCTCCGTGGCCCAATAGGATTATTCTCTCACGAAGAGACATTCATTGATAACAACTTACAATTGGTGTTGGATCGTCTTCACCAATACTACGCATAAGCGTAAACTCCCTGATCTACAACAAACGAGGTAACACCCATGTCTTTTCT